TTCACGGTGGAAGTTATCTAGATACAGGTCTTCGCCACGCTCCCAAAACTTGTCGCGGCGGGTGTAGTCGCTGAGCTGGAGGCCAAACTCCTTGCCGTACCAGTCCCGGCACATCGTGTAGCAATCCACTACGCCAAACACAAACTCCCGGCCCACATACGGCAACTCGTATGCCTCGGGCAGCGTCAGGCTGGAGCCACCAGTCTTCGGATTGATGATGAACCACGGCAAGCCGGATTTTGCGCAGGCCACGCGGTCCGCTTGGCTGGGATTGGGATTGGTTGCTGGGTGGCTGTGGACGATGGCCACGATTTCGCCTTGATCCTCAACTGCTGCGTAATCCGCGCCACTGAGCACAAAATGCTCGTCGGGCGTATCGGCCAGGTTGGTGCAGGGAAAATACCGCTTGCGCCCCTTGACCACGGCAACCAAGCCGCAGCACTCGCGTGGATCCTCAGCTTGCGCGTGCTCCAAAATCTCAGTTTCTAACGCTTTGCTTAATCTCATGTGACCACCCTACCGGCTGAGTCCCGCCCCGGGGAAACTTCCGAACGGCAACTCAGCCGTCTCCCCAAACCGTAACTTGCAGCTCTCCACCCGCTTGCCGCACGCATCCAAAGCCAAAGTGCCGACAACTTGATCCTGAGCGTTCCAGTAGTTGCTGCCGGTGTAACCACACTCACCACCGCGATAAACCCACTGGCAAACATTCGCAATGACCTGACGTCTGGGCAGCATCACGCCCACAAGGTCAAATTTGCTGGCCAGCTCAAATTCAACAACGGCGCGGTTTTCGTTTGACTTGCGGTCCACATACCAAATCTCGTCAGGGAATTTGGCGTGGGGATCGGCACCAGCCTCACCGTCCAGATACTTTTTAAGCGTGCGGATGCGAACAACCTTTGCGCCGCCAAGGTCATTGCCTGCGGTGATCAGGTTGACCTGAAGCAGCAATGCCGTAATGCTGCTGCCAATGTTGCTGACGGCCAACTTGGGGCGCGGCAGGCTGCCGCTGCTGCTGTAATCAAAGCCAGTGGCCTCAAGCGGCAGGCGCACATAAGACTGGCCGTTCCAGACCACGTTGCCGGTCACGGCAGCATTCACGCCATTGTGGAAGTAAAAGATGTCGCCAGTGCCATGCAGCGTGGCGTCAAGGTGCAGCTGGAACAGCTCGATGATGGCGTTCGGTTCCAGCACGCTGAGGTCTTCGTAGACCGCGCTGATCCCCGTCCAGGTGACCGTGCCATCAACCGTGGTGCCATCAATCAGCGTTGGCCATGCCGGTGCAGATGCACCAGAAGTGCCCGCTGTGGTGCATTTGAACACCAAGCCAAAATCCTGCACCGTGGTGGCGCGGACAATGGCGCCGACGGCGTAACTGGTGGTAGCGGCCCAGCTTGCGTATGCCATCAGGGTTCAAATACTTGCTCAAACGTAGCGTTGATATTGTTAAAATTGCAGCTTACCTGACTGGTATTCCATCCACGGCATAGCCATTTTGCAGCGTAGCCATTGGGATCCGTCCAGTCAAAAGACTCAGTACCACCACGGGCTCGCAGAAATGTTAAGATATTATCGCGCTCTGTATCGTTACGATTAGCAAATTGCAGCGACCATTTCTTAGGTTGTGTGTTCAGACCATAAGCAAGGCGTTGCTCATACCCGTCACCGAATCGAACGCTCTTGACGATCGGCTGTTCTTCTAGATCGGCTGTGAAACTAGGTGTATAGGTAAAGGTTGCCATTAGCGTCGAGTACCAGCGAGCAGGCCGCCTGGCCGTTGTTGCTTCACCAATTCTGCCTGCACCGCAGCCGAAACGACAACCCCCAACTGCTTGGCCTGTCCTTGATCGCCTTGAACGTTGGAGTTGCCGCTGGCGTCCACGTTGACCACCACGCTGGTGTTGCCACCGCCACCACCGCCTTGCATCGCCACAGGGATGCGCCGACCATCAGGGAGGGGTACATAGGCCTCGGGCTTAGATCCTTCGCCGTAGAGCGCCAACTGAGGGGAGTTGGCAATGCCTCCCGATGCGTACTTCTTAAGCGGTACAGGACCGTCACCGGTCATGATGCCGCCGTTTGCAAACAGCTTCGGCCCTGAGAACGCGGCGGGATTAAAGTTAACGCCGCTTGCGTTGAATTGCGTAGACGCGCCAATTCCACCCAGCCCGCCGCCGCCGCCGCCGCCAATCGCGCCGAGCGCCTGCATGATTGTCTTCAGGATCAGCTGTTGGATGATCATCCGTGCGGTCTGCTTCAGGATCTCGGCAGCGAACTCTTTGAAGTTGGCGGTGCCGGTCGTCATCAGGCTAAAGATTGCATCTTCAACACCCTTGATGCCCGTCTGCGCTAGTTGGGCAGTTGCTTCGCGCATGGTACCAACCGATTCAACATAAGAGCCAATGCCATCACGCAGGCCGCCAATGATGTCGGCGTTGTATTGCTGCGCGCGCGCAAACTCCCACGCTGCTGCAGTTGCCTCCTTGATAGCATCGGCTTGGGAAAGCCAATAGTCGGAGAACCCCTGCTGATACTCTTTGTCTGCCAGCGCCACGTTGGCAACCGAGAGGCTGTTGATCAGATCCTTAAAAGGCGTTACGTCCAGCGACCCACCGGCCTTGTTAACTTCGCGTTCAAGCTCAATGACGTTGTAGGTGAGCTCCTTGATCGTTCGATTGTTCTCTCTGATTGCCTCATTGCGATCAAGCAGCAGCTGATCGGTAGGAGTTGCGCCAATGCCTGCATAGGCCGCGGTCACGTCTGTAATACTGTTGCGCAGTTGCTCTTGCAAACTGATCGCCTTCTGCGTCAAGGTGGCGCGCTGCTCGAGCAAGCGCTCCTGTTCAGTGGCTGCGCGCTTGGCTTCAGCTGCTCTACGTTTGGCCTCTGTCGCCGCTTTTGCATCGGCGCTACTGGTATCAAGCTCTAGGGTGCGCCCACCTGTGCGCCTGCCCGTCCCAGGAGATGGGGCATCGGTAAAGATTTTTTGGAGCTGAGCAAAGTCGCTCTTGGCTTGTTCAACAAAATTACTAATTCTGTTAGCAAATATCTCACCAGCTCCCGCAAAATCTCCCTGCAGTGCCTTGCTGATTGCTTGAAATGCAGCTACTGCATTTTTGATCAACACATCAATTAACCTAATGGTGACAAAGATCGCACTGGCAACAAGGCGGATGCCAAGTTTGATAACATCAAACAACGAGGACCAGTCTTGCTCAGTGTTAAAGAGGTCGCCAAACACTTCAAGAATTGACTGCAACGCCGGCAGCAACGCATCGGTCAACTCAAGTCCAAAGCCTTGGGTCTTGATGCCGAACTCGGTAATGGTGTCGTTAAACAGATCAGAGCGGGCAGCAAAGTCCTCGCCCACTTTGTAACTAAACTTCTCCATGCTGGCCGCGCCTTCGTTCAGCAACGGAATTAGATCAGCGCCAGACTTGCCAAACAGTGCCACCGCTGCGGCCGCCTTCTGCGCACCATCCGGCATGTCGGCAAAACGATCAGCAATCTGCTTCAGCGCTTTATCGGCCGGCACCACCTGGCCATTGGCATCCTTGACGTTGACACCCAAAGCCTGAAACTTCCGCGCCAGGTCATCGTTGCCCTCGGCCGCTTTGACCAAGTTCACGTTGAGCTTGGTCAGTCCCTTGCCCAAAGTGCCAACGTCCACGTCGGCCAGCTTGGCTGCGTTGCCAATGCCAATCAGCGCATTAGCCGCCACGCCGGTCTTGGCTTGCAGGTTGAACAGTTCATCGCCTGCATCAATGGACTTCTTCACAACCGCGCTCAGGCCTGCCACCAGTGCGCTGCCAGCAATGGCCGCCCCAAAGCCCGCCACTGCGCCCTTAAGGCTGTTGAATCCCAGAGCAGCGTTCTTTGCCTGACCCTGTAGGCCCTGCATGGAATTGCCAAGCCGGCGGATGTTGTTCTCGCCTTGGACGTCAGCCTTGATGCGAAGCATGGCGTCCATGTTCATCGCCATGTCAGCTGCTCCTGCTGTTGATCGTGACCATCGCCGCTGCTTCCATCACCTGCAGGTCCTCCAGGAGCTCGCGCTGGTCTTGTACTTCATACATCATAAACAGCCAAGCTAGTGCCCCATAGTCCAACCCCAGCACACCACTCATGGTCGTGCGCCACTGCGTCTGCACTCGCAGGAACATCTCAACCACCGGCCAGTTCTCCTCCCATACCTCAAAGTCATCAGTGCGGGGTTGCTCTGGTAGCTCTACCCCAAGAATGACGGCATCGTCTTGGCTGTCATCTTTGACGCCGCCGCCGGCCCAATGCTCGGCGGCCTCTGTCAGTTTTTTCTCTTGGCTCCCTTGATGCTGTCCATGTAGGCCTTCAACACGGCCACCGCCAGGAAGGGCACCTCGAGCAGTTGCCCGAGCGCCTTCTGGCTATAGGGAATCTCCTTGCCGTCGTCGCCGGTCACACCCGACCAGCCGACCAGCACATCAGCCGAGATCTCGGTGATGCGCTCCAGCTCACCCAAATCCTCGAGCTTTTGCAACTCGGCCACCATCGGGCCGATCTTGCTCTGTGGCAGGCGCTTGAACTCGCCGTCAAATGTTTGTTTCTCATGCCGGCCGCCATCGACAGGGATGTCGAAGGTGACCGGCCAAATGTAGGAATCAGACTGCTTGAGGACGAATGCCACGCGGTTTAGGTGTAAGCAAGGGACAGCTCATCATTGCCCGAGCTGGTCGGCACGGCAATGAAAGGCATATTAAGCATCTGCACGCCATCCTG